TAAGTTCCATTTCTTATTAAACTCTTTCTAATTCAGCTTATTAAAATTTAGTTAATTCTTTAACTGAATCTTTTAGAGCTAGACCAACATAATGTTTTAGAACTAATCTAAAGTATTTATCTATACAAGGGAACAATTTCAATAGTGTCTAATTACCTTTGATTTATAATTAAATGTATTATATTTTTGCTACATTTGTATCAAAAGCGACTGGACAACTTTATAATTGGCATATAGCTCTCCCAGGAGTTCTATAGGTAATGTGAGTCAATTTATTATCTATTTCAACTGGCACCAAATAACTTTGTAAAAATTTGGATTCATAGACATTTTTCCTTTTAATAACTTTGACTTCTAAACCATAATCGGCGTAATCCTTAATGATGTCAGACTCGTTGTAATCTATATTGGACATAAAAAGATTATCATCACCTAACATAAAGGCCCTTGATCTATCTTAATTAGGGAATACATGGACAAAAGTTATAGCGTTAATCAAAGTGTTTCCCATACTGGTATTAGGATCTCCAGATTTTCTTCCATAATCCTATTACACCTTGAGGGTGTGGCTTTTTCCTTAGAAACACAATATAGCTACTTTCTAGTCAACAAATGTCTTCCATAATAGATCTTATTCTTCCTTATTGTAAGTTTTACCTTAATCGGTTTCGATCCAAGCAAGGAAGAATTTTCTGTACCATTTCATCTCTAATTCGTAATGCATTTTACCCTATGAACTATCAAAAGCACTAAAATCCAGTTCATATGAAAATTTAAACCCACCTTCTAAAAGTTTAAATTCTATTTCCATGGCTTGTCCAATTTCTTTTGAATTCATACCACTAGCATAGATAACTCCACATTCTTCGTATAAGATTTATTTGAATTTCTTTTATATATTCTTAATGAAGTGCTATTAGAGTAGTGTTATAGCATAGTTTTAAACACCACTGATAACTCTAGCAGAGAACTAATCTTAATGCCCTCCTATATATTTATAAAGATATTCTAGTTTGACAAAACCTTATCTATAAATATGTTCCCCTTTTTATATAGATTTGAAAATTACCTCTCTCTTTTCTATCACTTAGAGATGAGCTTATTTATATCTTCTTAATTTAGATCCGGAGTATGATGCAACAATGGTTTCTAAGCTCTGATTTTCTAAATCAAGAGGACTTACCTCAATATTAGAGCTTTCTGGAAGATATTCTTTCTTAGGGACTATCTTATTCTGGCATAGTCTGTTAACTACGGAGTTCGTAATTGAACCAGCAGTTTTTGTTTCACCAATTTATTTCATGTTTCCATTAACAAGAGGACCTATTATATTAGCACATGGTCCTGGTTACTCCAAAGGAAAGCAATCTCTCAACTTGCTTTACAACTAACTTATGGATACATTCTCATCTGTTTTAGTTAAGTTATTTCTCAGAGTTAGGTGGGTTACTCCCCCTCCCTATTTTAAAGATCTTTAGATATTAAGGGTTATATCTTCAGAAACCTGGTTCGAGATCTTATTAGGTTTAGTGGGCTATATAAACTATTCTTAAGTTTACATCTCTTGAGTCATATCTTAATCTGTGACTTTCATACCCAACCTAGCCATGATAGATTTAAGAAAAGAAACCTATTTACCATTATATCTATCATCTAAATGTCCTTTGAAGATCATTAGATCTTTTTTGAATAAGGACAGTTCATTTGAAATAACTAAGACCAAGAAAGATTAGACTTTAAAACATTCAGTCAAGTCTAATTAATTATATTTATCTATAAATATTTTACAATCTTCATCAAGATTTTTATACTCTTTCTCATCATTGGTCAGTTTAACTAACATTTCTCTAACCATGTTAGCTACTCTTAGAGTATCATAAGTTGTATCCATAGTTTGGCACTTTAGCCCTATTATTCTAACTATGCCTATAGGGAAATATAAAGGAAATTAGTAAGTTTTAACTAGCCTATTATAGTCAAAACTTAGTAAACCACATATGGTTTTGAAGTCTTTAATTTAAACCCTTTAATAAAAGACTTATTCCTAAGAACAACTAATCTATTTAAGATAGATACTTTATGTTTTGTAAGTTCTGAGTAAAATGGACTCCTAGTCATATCCATGTTAAACTTAATAAGTATTGAAGCCTTCAATAATTATATCTTTATTAGTTATTATGGTTCCACTATTAATTTAACATAACTATAAAATTTATTATAGTTACTCAGCG